GTGAACATGTAATGAACCCCGGATACGTAAAGTTCCTTACTGTATGTGATTACAGTAGTTGAGTCAATACATTCCTCAGGTTTAACTGTGTGGTTCATTAATCTACAATAAAATTCAAGTCGTGCTAGTAATTTAACTAGACCGGTCCGCATGTCGGTATCGGGAGGGAAGGTTATTGCCATGATGTGGTTGTCGCCTTGACCAGCAAGTAAAAAAGAAACATGTAACCCCCTCATTGCGGCGAATATCATCGCTATCGTGACTAAAGTCCACAGTTTTTGTTGTATCCCTTCAAACCCTCCCAGGTGACCCCGCCACACTAAATCACTTACCGGCCACAGAGAAGCGTGCATTCCGGGGAGAACTCCGTCGGGACAGCAGTCTTTATCAGTCATAACGATCGTGGAGTTGGTGAAGAACCAGTGTGCCTGAGTCCACGTTCCTGGCATTCCGTAGCAATCCTCAATCACCTTCGCGATCGGGTCCACGGTTTCTGACCGCATTACAAGGTTCCAACGTGAGAAATCTGTTTCAAGGAAGCAACTCCTCTGGTTTGATCTCGGTTTCGAGATGTCGTATAGCCGACGTTTGGTGTCGGTCGAAGACATAGTCATAGTCTGCTGCGGAACATAATCCTTCATCAGTTGCTCACCTAAATTGTATTCGATCAAGGTGAAGAAGCACCGAACAGCGAGGGGTAGCTTGCAAAAACACCGCGCAGCTCGCTTAAGCTCTCTTTCTTTCTGAGTGAGTTCAACAATAAGCTCATCTTTTCCAAATCCACGACGCGAGAATCGATCGACTAAGGCTCGCATGTCGATTTGCTTCTCTCGTAGCGCGGCCAGAAGTAGTCGCTTATCCGCTTTGTCGCCGCCGTACCAGAAATTTGCTGCTTTGTGCGCCCCCGGACAAATCGCCTTGTCGTCTAGAAACTTAAGGTAATCGTCCGAGTAGTCGAAGTCAAGGAATTGACCGAATTCTACGTGGTCAAGATCAGATTGTGGGTACGAACTCATCGGAAGAGAAGTAACACGTGATTGCCAAAGTCTCCTTAAGGCAGTTCCCGGAGCGGGCTTAAGCGAAAGAGGCGGCCACGTCTGGTGTTTGTTGATGTAAGCTGAGAGAATGACATGCTTGAAGGCTCTCAATGACCTGAGTACTTGCATCGGATGAACGAATCCGTAGTTCAGCGCCTCTGCTTTAACCGACGCCGCAGAGAGCCGAGGGTCTACTGTCGGGTGACCTGAGAGCTTGATAAGACCGAACAACTCAGCGCAATCTGCTAGACTGTCTACTCTCCGGGCGATCGCGTCGAGAGTGGAAGTCATTGCAATGTGTCCTTTGATTTTCTTTTCTTTTTCTTCGAGCTTTCGAAGTGTGCGCAGGTACGAGGTGACCGGCAGTATATCACCGCCTGAAATTGTGTTTAGTCGTGCCTTGAATATCGCCTCCGGTGCCTTGATTAACTCGTAACCGTCTTCGCCGTACA